GTATATTTAGGAATATCGAGCGTGCTTTAATAAAAAATTTAACAATTGAAAATCCTAATATAGTAACAGCAGGTATGTATGTTGGGGCACTAGTCGGGTTTTTATGGGATTCGACGGTTATGAATGTACATGTAAAATTCGGAACTGTTATGGGCGGAAATTGCACCGGAGGTGTTATAGGTTATGCGGATGAAAGCACAATCGCTAAAGTATCGTCAACATCTAATGTAACTGGTGAAGAAGATGTTGGTGGGTTGATAGGGAAAGTCGTCAACTATACAAATATTGAAGATGTTTTTGCAACATGTACCACTACTGGGAATATAAACGTCGGTGGATTAATTGGAAGTCTTGGTATAAGCGCTAGTGTTAAAAACGCATATGCGGCTGGAAGTGTAATTGGTGAAGATGATGTTGGTGGTGTAATTGGCTATTTACAATTTAAGATGGTCAATATATTTTCTTTAGTAACAAGTGTTTCCGGGACAGGTAATAATATTGGTAAATTTTATGGGAAGACGGACCGTTACTCAACTATGAAAAATATATATGCATTAAATGACATAGAAGGTAACGGACATGAAGATGGGATTAACACGTTCATTACACCTGAACAAGCGTTAGATATTTCTACCTATGAATCGGCTGGATGGGACATTTTAAACACTTGGGTATTTGTTGAGGGGCAAACATATCCAAGTTTAATAGATTTACCAAACAAACGAATTAAAATCGTTCTAGATGTTAATTTTGAGTTGACAATCAAGGAAAAATTAAGTAGTTATCTTTCTAAGTTCGCAATTGGCAATATTGATTTTTTATCAATAAATGACGATGTAACGGAACTATTTAAGAGCGTATTACGTGGAGGATTAATGTCTATTATACCTTCCACAACATACTACGCTGACATTGAAAGCTTAACTGGTATTGATGTTAAATTAAAAGATTCATATGAATCTTTTAATTTAACATTGTTTAATATTCAAGGTGATACATCCAATGTGTTCGTATATTTTCTTCCAGATAATAGATTAAGTTCCGTTAAAGTACCAAAAGTAAACAATGACACGTTCTTATTGGTAGTTTCTGAACGTCCATACTCTGAATATTTTAGCGACGAGTCACTATTTGACACAACATTTTTCAAGGTTTTTGGAGTTAACTTTTCTATAGAAAAACCACCGTTAAAGTTTGATTTTATCATAAAGTCAACATTAAACGTAAAGGCCGAAATTACTTGGAATACTCAAAATGGTGATGTAATTTATATCGTAGACCCGGCAACCTTAGACCGGATATTACCTATACAAAACATTATCAATCCATTAATATCCGAACAAATTAATGCCCATTACACTTTTACTTTTGATACGGTATATGATGATAAAACTAAGTATATTAATAGCGGTAGCATAATTGAAGTTGATGGTGACTATTTTCAGGTTAGCCGAATTGTAAAAAAACGTAGTACGACCATATCAATGTCCGTAAGTTGTGAACATGTATCTTATGTGTTACTAGATAATAAAAAATTCCCAATGTCATTTACAGAAATGGAAGATGACCCATTTGAAATTATGCGGTCGTTATTAGAGAACACACCATTTTCAGTTGATACCGTTGAGTTTTTTGATTATTATCATGTAAATTTTAAGTCTGATAATATTCGGGGTGCACTCATAGAACTTGCTAACTTAGTAGGTGGAGAACTTGTTTGGGATAAGATTACCGTTAGTTTAGTAGCTAAACGTGGTCAAAATAAAGGACTTGAATTTCGTCTAGGTGAAAATTTAATCGGTGTCACGGAAGAAATCGACACAACGGGTGACGAACCTCGACATGCTTTAGAAGTGGATGTTTTGGACTTAGCACGTGTTCCCGGGTATGAGTACTTAAAAACGGTCGAACTTGGCGATACAGTTAGAGTATTTGACCCGGAATTAGATATTAATGAAACTTTACGAATCGTATCACGTGATTACAACCCGTTTCAAAAGATTAATCCACGGGTTTCCATTGGAAATATTATTCGTGATTTCACGGGATACGTAAAAGATGAGTTAGTTGATTCTAGTAGTAAAGATAAAAGTGACGGTTTGGTTAAGTATGGTAGAGTTATAGATTATAAACGCAATTGGGATGAAATTGGTATGGATGTAATGTTTTGTCAACTTGATGATGGTAAGTGGTATAAGTGTTTAACTTCTTTGGAACCACCGTATGGTGGTGACATGACAGGGTTGTATGTGATGGTGGTGGACGGTGTAGTTATCGGATACTTTGACATTATTGAGATTGGTTAACATTAAAACGAGGTGAAAAAATTGGATAAACTTTATCAAACAATCATATCAGTAGCCGGCGGTGAACTTGTTTGATCAAAGTACACTGCTAGTTTAGTGTCTAAACGTGGTGAAAATAATGGTCTTGAGTTTAAACTAGGCGACAATTTAATTGGTGTAACGGAAGAAATTGCGCGGTAACAAAAACATAAGCTGCGGTAACAAAAGTGTCCACACTGTATGGACACTTTTTATTTAGGAGGTAATGAAATGGATAACACAATAAAAATTGTTTTAGGAGTCGGGGGCGGACTAGCCTCCTTTTTGTTTGGGGGTTGGTCAGCTTTGATTCAAACACTTGTATTTTTCATCGTACTAGATTATGCATTTGCGGTAATAGTCGCAGCGGTAAACGGACAATTAAACAGTAAAATTGGATTCAAAGGTATCGCTAAAAAGGTAGCAATACTGGTATTGGTCGCTGTTGCACACCAAGTAGACATGATTTTAGGAGATGACAGTCTGATTCGTGATTCTGTCATCTTCTTTTATATTGCCAACGAATCATTGAGTATTTTGGAAACAGTTGGAAAAACAAATTTACCTATACCAAATGTATTAAAAAAGGCTATCGAAATACTAAATAATAAAGGAGAGGACAAATAATGGTTAAAATTTTTATTGATCCGGGACATGGTGGTACGGATTCTGGGGCTGTGGGAAATGGATTGAAAGAAAAGGATTTAACGTTAAAAATCTCGAAGAAAATTAAAGAAAAACTAGCAAACTATGAAAATGTACAAATAAAATTAAGTCGAGAAAGCGACCGAACGTTATCCCTACCACAACGCACGAATATGGCGAATGCGTGGGGAGCGAACTATTTAATCAGTGTGCATATTAATGCGGGGGGCGGAACGGGATTTGAAAGCTATACCTACAATAAGTCATATGCAGGCAAACAAGAAACAAACCGGAAACGGTCAATCCTACACGCAGAAATCATGCGTCAACTTTCTGGTGTCAGGGACAGAGGAATGAAAGAAGCGAATCTGCATATGGTACGTGAATCAAGAATGGAATCCGTCCTTACTGAAAACCTATTTATTGATAACATCAATGACGCGGCACTCCTTAGACAAGATAGCTTTTTAGATAAAATTGCAGAAGGCCACGCTAATGGTTTAGCAATTATTTTTGGACTAAAACAAAAAGCACAACCTCAACCACAACCGCAACCCGGTGATACCTACACAGTCCAACCGGGGGATACACTTAGCGAGATTGCGGTACGGTTTGGCACAAGCGTAAGTACTTTAGCCGCAATAAATACTATCGCAGACCCAAATAAGATTTATCCAGGACAAGTACTTAAATTAACCGGAACAATGCCAAGTGAGCAGTATTATACGGTTGTCAGCGGCGATAACTTGACAAAGATTGCTAAAAAATATGGTACTACGATTAATCAGTTAGTGTCCTTGAATGGTATTAAAAATCCAAACCTTATTCGTGTTGGACAAAAATTACGTGTAAAATAAATAAGGAGGGGAGCGATTCCCCTCTTTTTTTGTTTATATAAGAGGAAATTAATTGTAAAACGTCGAAAATTTATAGATGAAGGAGTGGATACCATGCAACCATTAGAAAGGGAATTATTTAAGCGAAAAGGAAAAGTTATCGAACTCTACAAAATGGACGACGGCACATACAAGGCATTTGCTACTGAACACTTTGACACAGATGATGAGATCGTCGGGGTAGGGGAGAGTGATAATCGTGAAAGTGCGGTTAAACTTGCCTTACAGGATTTGTATGTAGAAAAAAACACCCGGTGAGGGGTGTTTTTTTTATTTAACTGGAGATCTATTTGCTTGTATTCTATCACCACCGGGCATGTTTGATGCGTACATTATAATTTTCCCGCTTGATTCAACATCATTTTCATCAAAAGAAATTTCGAGTTCGAAGTCATATCTTTTTTCTTGCCAAGAATATTGTCCCGACACATGATATATGTTCTTGTAAATTTCTCCTGTTTCATTATCTTTCATGTCGTTCAATTTTTCCGCAGTGATGTTTTCGGTCTTTACCGTTACGTTGTCAATTTTGTCGTATTTCTCGATAAGTGTTTCAGCTCTTACTGCCAAACTAATTAGTAGTTTTTCATTTGTAATTTCCCCGGTAGACACTTTATATGTATCTGTTTCATCAGCATTTGTGTTTGCTTCTTCATTACTTGACGACAATGCTATAGCAACAATAAACACGACTAACGATACTAAAGCAATTAAACCGCCCCGATACTTTTTCTTTTTGATTTTCCCTAAAATAATCAATACAATACCAACAATAAACCCAACAAGTCCTATAGCACCTAAAAACGCCATTTTTAACACTCTCCTTATATAAATTATATTACTTATTTCGACAAAAATTGAAAAAATCCTTTAATAAAGAGAAAAGTCGCTTGCTTGCGGCTTATTTGTAAAAAATACCAAAAAATAAAAAATCCTATTGATAACGAACCTATGTTTGTGTAGAATATAAATATAAAAGCACATTCAAAAACAATGAATGTGCTTAAGGGAAAAATTTATCTTTAACTTCTTTGTAAATGTTTAAAGACTTAATCATAAATTCAACTTCATCTTCTGTATAGCTTTCGTTATGTATTGGATTGTCTGTTCTTCCGAAAAGATAATCTAAAGAAACATTATAAAAGTCAGCTAACTTAATGAGTAATTCATAGTCCATTTCTCTGCGACCCTGCTCGTACATTGCATATGTGGCCCAATAATAAAAAGCGACACAAAAAAGGAGCGATCTGTATGGAAAAAGAAGTAGTAGACCTTGAAGAAGTAGCCAAACAGCTAAACATTGATGTAGAAAGACTTAAGGAAGTACTTCTTATTTCTTTAAAGACCTTAAAGACCGAAGATACGCAATAATCCCCTTCGCCTCTTCGCCAGTGAGAGGCCTTCCGTCTAATGTCAATTGAAATTTATCTAGTAGTTTTTCATCATCTAATGCCAAAGAATCCACAAAATAACTAGCTACATCCTCTTTTAATAATCGTTTATTATCCTCCTTATATTCGGCATAATCTCCGAGTAAATCACCTTCGTCCCAATATCCTGCTTTTACCATAAGATCAGCATAAGAAAAGTTTAATACTTTAGAAAAAACTTTCAACGTGTCAGGGGTTGGAGTCTGTGAGTTATCTTCAATTCTTGATATGCTTGCTTGACTTACACCTGTCGCTTCCGAAAATTCCTTTTGAGACTTAAAACCTTTAGATTTTCTCAACCTTCTTAAAAAATCCCCGAATTGTTCCTTAATTTCCATCTTCTATAGTCCTCCCTTTTATTCCTTTGCCTATAGTCAATTTCAAATTTGATTATACACATAAAGTTGCATGTATGCAATTATATACGTAAAAATAATTGACAATGTATATATATACGTGCTATTTTTGATGTAACGGATGTATATATATACGTCATGTATATAAAGTGAGGTGTCAAACATGCAAAATTACATCATAAGACTAAACGTGAAAGAACTCATGAAGGCACAGATAGATCAAAATATCGAAACAGACAAAGCCCTTGCAAAGTTAATTGGTGTATCACCAAGTCAAGTATCGAGAGCGAAATTACCACCAAGCGATCCAAGATATTGTTCCCCGGGAACAAAATTTATTGCAGGAGTTTTGAATCTGTTTAAGGGTGAGCCATTCGAAAAGTTCTTTTACGTCGAGGAGGTGAATGAAGAAAATGCTAGCTGAATTGTTTTATGTAGCGTTTGTGTTTTTGATAGGCATAATGGTTGGTGGTTTTATGCACGAAAATTAATTAAGGCTTATCAAACTTGGGAGGAGGTGAAAACATTGGGAATCAGGTATACAGGTATAAATCGTCTGTTGAAATATTTACCACCAATTAATATGAATTGTAAACATTGTGGAATTGAATTTCATATTAATTTAGCCAACTTTAGGTACTCAAGAAAAAAATTTAATGGGCCATTTTGCCCGAAATGTGGTAACAAAGTATGAAGAAAAAAGGAGGAAAACATCTTGAAAATCTTATTTAAGCAACTAATATTAAAGAATTTTAAGTCTCACCGTGATTTAACCGTAAACTTTGGCGAGCACACGGCAATCACGGCGGACAACGCAAAAGGTAAAAGTACCATTGCACAATCTATTACATGGTTATTATACGGTACTGATCCACTTGGTAGCAAGTTGGACCCGACGCCTATTACTTACGATTCAGAAGAGACTTTGGTTTCGCTTTTACTAGAAGTAGATGGGAAAGATGTTCTTGTCGGTCGTGGTTTAAAAAAAGGTAAAGCCCAGTACTACATAAACGAAGTACCATCAAAAGCGGGCGAATTTAATGAGTTGCTTGAAAAAATGTTCGACAAAGAACTGTTCATGTCACTTTTTAACCCGAATTATTTTCCAAGTTTGCATTGGGAAAAACAAAGGGCAATGTTATTGCAATATGTTTCCGCACCTTTAAAAAAAGATGTCATCAAAAAACTGCCGGAAACACAAGGTGAATTGCTAGATGGGTTATTAAAAAAGCATTCGCTTGATGATATTGAAGCAATCAATAGAGACAAGAAAAAGAAATTAGACAAGCAGTATATTGCGGCACAGAGCCGAACAAAAACATTAAAAGAGCAACTTGAAAATTTTACACCTGCCGCACCATACGACTCTTTACTAGCCGAATTAAATACGTTGAAAAAGCAACGGGAAGAAATCGAAAAAATAACAGACGAAGCAGGAACTGTTAACGGACGAATTAATGTTTTACAGAACAAAATTAAAGCTCTATTAACAGAGCGTGAACATCTAAAAGAAACCTTTACCCAATTAAAAAATGAAAAAATTGAGGACCATTGCCGGGTATGTAAACAGCCTTTGAAAGGTGAATCAATTGCGGCCGCTGAACAAGAAAAGCAAGAACGAATGAACAAAGTCAAGAACCAATTTGATGAAGCAGTGATTAAGAGAAAAGAACTTGAAGCGGAATTGAAATCACTTGAATATGTGGACATTTCTGAACAACTCGAAAAAGTCCATGAAATACAAGAAAAAATTAATCAAATAGAAATTGAGATTGCTAAGCATAAACAATTAGAAATTCTGAAAAAACAGGTGGAACAAGCTGAAAAAGAAGAAAAAGAAATACTTCAATCTTTAAACGAATCAATATTTATCCTGGATTCAATCAAGGCTTTTCGGGCAAAAGAAGCCGAATTGCAAGGTGAAAAGGTACAAGCATTATTTGATAAGTTATCTATTAAACTATTTGACCAACTTAAAAATGGCGAGTTAAAGCCAACTTTTGAAATTGAAATGGATGGTAAGCCTTATAGCAAACTATCACTTTCAGAATCTATTCGCGCCGGGTTGGAATTACGTGAAGTTCTTTCGAAACAAAGTGATCTGATTGTTCCGGTGTTTATTGACAATGCGGAATCAATCACGAGTTTTAAACAACCTACAGGGCAATTGATTACTTCTAAAGTTGTTGCCGGGCAAGAATTAAAAATTGATTCAGTGACAAATGATTCAGATGAAATAACAGTAGATATTGAGGTGATAGCATGAGCGAAGTTGTTACAGTAAAAGTAAGAAGTTGGCTGGATAGTGACTATTACACACACGATATTTTAGAAGTGAATGGCAAAGAGGTATTTGGTGTCCATCCATTATGTGAATGCCCAGAGGATGCAGTAATTGGTAGAGATTTGATTTCTTCCGGTGAAATTGCCAGTTTTCTTGAACGGTTTTTAATCGAGCATAAAGGTAAAAAAGTGAAGTTTGTTTATGAAGATGAGGTAGAGGAGGACGAATAATGAAATCCGGTAAACGTCCCACACGCCGACAAAAGCAAGCTATCAAGTGGGCAAAGTTAAATCCTGACAATTGGTTAATAGTAAAAAATCTTCCCGACGAGTTGCATATTGTCCACCGGGAAACCGGGACCCTGAAAATTATTCCACAGTGGGAGTGAAAATAGTATGAAAAAATTTAAGGTTACTTTTTACACTAATGTTATTTATCCAACAGCAGAAAGTGCAGATTCGGATCAATTTACGCAAATTTATGAGGTCCCTGATGAATTTACGGTAGATGGTATAGCTGAAATGGTACAGCGGGATTTAAAAGCTTTTGATTTTTTAAGAGATGAATTAAGTAAAACCCCTTGGTACTACAGAACAGTAGATGTAACAAGTTTTACAATTAGAGAAATCGAGGAGGAAAAATAATTATGGCAAATCAAATTCAAGTATATCAAGGTCTAGCATATGGGGAGTTAACAGTTCAGGACATTACAACAGTTAGGGCTACAATTGCAAAAGATTGCAACGAGGAACAATTTAAACTATTCATGTCTATTGCGAAGGCTTCCGGTGCAAATCCAATTATGAATGAAATCTACCCAACTGTTCGCCAAGGGCAACTAACTGTACAATTCGGCATTGATTTCTTTGTCCGGAAAGCAAAAGAATCGGATGGGTATCAAGGCTATGATGTTCAACTGGTACATGAAAATGACGAGTTTCAAATGCACCAAGAAAAAGACGAAGATGGACGGTATTATGTAGTGATTGACAAACATTCATGGGGATTCCCTCGAGGTCGAGTAGTTGGTGGCTACGCTATCGCCTACCGGGAAGGATACAAGCCCTTCACAGTCGTTATGGAGGTTGAAGAAGTCGAACATTTCAAACGGTCTAACATTGGAATGCAAAAAACAATGTGGACGAATTACTTCAACGATATGTTCAAAAAACACATGGTTCGTCGGGCATTAAAAGCGGCATTTGAATTGAATTTTGAAGATGAAGAAGTGGTTAATGGTGGTGATGGAATCCCGGAATATCAAACACAACGGAAAGATGTTACACCACAACCGGATGTAATCGACGCTCCGGAAACAAATGAGGATGGCGAAGGTACTAAAATCAAAAAAATTCGAGCAGAAATTTCAGCTAAATTTAAAACACTTGGCATTTCGAAAGAGGAGCAAAAAGCATATATGGAACAACATGTTCCAAATTTCCAAGGAACTTTGTCTGACTATGTAGGGCTTAGCGAACTCTTGGATATGCACATTGATATGAGTATGCAGGATATGTCAGATGATGAACTTCCATTTTCGGACGAGGATTCTTTGGAGTGATTGATATGGGAAAAGAAAAAGCATATGAATATGCCGTCTACAAAGGTGATGAGTTGCTAGCCATCGGTACATTAGAAGAATGCGCTAAACAGTTGAATGTAACCAAGGAATATATTTACTGGTTAACAATGCCAACTGCAAAAAGGCGGATAGCCAAAAGAAAAAATCCAGAAAAATGCAAAGTGGCAATTAGGTTGGATGATGAAGATGAAAGTTGACATTTTAGCAAGCGGATCGAGCGGCAATTGTATAGCCGTTCGATCCGAAAATACAACCGTACTTGTAGACGCTGGCATTGCCAAGACAAAAATCGAGAAACGCTTATTGGATGTTGGTATCCGTCCGGATTCAATTAAAGCTATTTTAATCACACATGCACACGCTGACCATACAAAAGGTCTGCCATTGGCAAACAAATATAAAATCCCGGTATTTGCTGGAAGGGATGAGTGGAAAAGCATTGAAGGTGTAGAAAACAGATGGAACATCAATGCCGGTAACGAATTTCAAATTGATGATTTTATAGTGAAGTCTTTCCGTACACATCATGACGCATATGATCCAGTAGGCTACACATTAACAGACAACGAGGGTAAAGTTTCAATTTGTTTAGATACAGGTCGTGTTGATGATGAAATGATTCAATCAATGGCCAATAGCGATATTTATATTATCGAATCAAATCATGAGCCAAGGATGGTTGATGTATCCGACTATCCGGACTCTGTAAAAGCTAGGATTCTATCGGAAAATGGGCACCTGTCGAATCAACAAGCGGCGGCGGCTCTTTATAAATTGATTCAAGGGAAAGGCGAAAAAATCTATCTTACCCATTTATCTAGCAAAAATAACGTCCCTGCATTAGCGGAAATGAATGTGATTAAAGCACTTTCTAAAAAAAGTCTAAAACGCAAAATACACTACGAAATTGAGGTGGTATAGATGGAAAAAATATTAGTTCCCGAAAAAGTATATAGGGCATTTGAAAATACAAAAAAGGCAATGCCACACTTAGGTCAAGATCAATTAAATGTTTTATTTCTAAACATTTTCACGATTGGCAATGCCGGAGACTTAAAAATTTTGAAAGAGTACGCAAAACAAAATCCAACAAAGTACCTTAAATGTTTGGTTTACGGATATACGTTGGATAAACAGGAAGTACTAAAAAACATGATACACAATTGGTTAGAATCACCAATTGCCGAAAACGACGAAATGAAGGATATTGAAATGTTTGCTGAAAGGCTGACAAAGTTTTTTTATAACTCATGAACGGATGAAAGCTTATGGCTAATCCACAAAAAGAAAATGGTTATACACCCATAGCAAATGAAATTCTTGAACAGATTATAAAAACGAATCTAAATGGCACGCAATTCCGGCTAGTAATGGCTATATGGCGATATACATACGGATTTAGAAGAAAACAACACGATATGTCCATCAGTCATTTAGCTAGTTTGATAGACGCCTCAAGGAGTCAAGTCAATAGGGAACTTGATTCCTTGATTAGTAAAAAAATATTAAAAGTAAATGGGATCGGCAAGCGGGGGACGAGGATATTATCATTCAACAAAAATTATTCGGAATGGATTATTTCTAAGAAGGAGGTAAAGCCTGTGAAAAAATCCAAACCAGTAGAAAAGCCAAAGGCTAAAAAGAAATATGACGAAGACAGCACATATTATAAAATGGCTCTTTACTTTTACGAAAAAGTTTCTGCTGTTGCAAAAGAAGCAGGTATAGAACATTTAATCAAAAAGTCGAATCTCCAAACATGGGCGGATGATATGCGAAAGCTAATCGAGATTGACAAAATAGACAAGCGTTTGGCCAAAGAGGTAATGGATTGGGTTGTGACTGACGATTTTTGGAAAACGAACGTCCTATCCGCAAGAAAATTACGTGAAAAATTCGCAGAGTTGGCCATAAAAATGACCGCCAAAAAACAACCGAAACAAAAACAGCAAGATACAAGAGATAGGGAGATAGCATTGCAACGATGGATAGCAGAGGGGAATGATCCAAATGAATTTAAATGGTGAATTAGAGATTGATATTGTTACTGAACAAGCCGAACAATCTGTTCTAGGTGCAGTTTTTCTTGACTCTAATGTGTTGGATGATATTTCTTTTTTAGAACCAAGAGATTTTAAAAATCCAGTCCATCAAGAACTTTTTAAAGTGATGAAATGGCTTGATAAGAAAAATAAACCAATCGACATTATCACTGTCTCAGAAGTCTATGCTCAACATAACCGGATTGAAAATATTGGCGGTGTCTCTTACTTTAGAGATTTAGCCGAATCATGTCCGACAACAGCAAACGTTGAATATTATGCAAGGATAATAAGGTCCAAAGCACTCGAACGAAGAGTGAAAAATATGGGCTACATCCTAACTGGAATGAGCAGGGACGACTACGAAAGCGACGAAGATTTTTTCTCATACATTGAGGAACTAGTTGCTGAAATGCGGCCTGATGATAATAGCCAATTGCTAAGTGTCGCTGAAACTAAAGTAAGCTATTTTCAATACTTGAATAAAAAAGCAGAGTTTATTCCGACAGGATTTAAGAATTTTGATGGGTGGGCACATGGTTTATGGCGTGGTTGGCTTTTCGTGTCTGCCGGTCGTCCAAGTGTTGGGAAAACGGCAATGTTACTTCAAAGGACAATCGGTGTAGCAAAAGAAAATAAAGGTGTTGTCTTAATATACTCGCAAGAAATGGATAGAAACCAACTTTATGACAGGATGATAAGTAATTTAACTGGCATACCATATGGCAGAATCAAGCAAAAGAAATTATCGGATAATGATATTTCACAAATTGAAGTTTCATTGGAATTGCTAGAGGAATTGCCAATCTACATTGAAGATCGGAGCAATGTTTCTATTGATGAAATAAGAGCGGACGCTCGACGTTTTAAAAGAAAATATGGTCAAATCGCCATGATTGCAGTGGACTACTTGCAAATCATGAATATTACTCAAAAAAAAGGGGAGACCAGAGCCCAAGCTATCGGCAATGTGACGAAAGCAGCTAAAGATATAGCAAGGGAAATGAACTGTTGTTTCATGATGTTATCCCAAATGACTCGAGACAGCGAAACTTACAAGAAACCTATGCTATCACATCTGAAAGAGAGCGGGAGTATTGAACAGGACGCTGATGTAGTTGAGTTCTTATGGCACGATCCAGAGGATACGCACCAACAAGGTAAAGTTGTTCAACAGTTTATTGCAAAGGGCAGAGACACCGGAATAAATGAATTTAGGTTGCTATTTAAAGGGTGGAAACAACAATTTGAGGAATTACCTCAAAAGAAGGAGGCTTGAGGATATGAGATTTGTCGGTATAGACCCAAGTACAAAGACGGGGTTTGTAGCCCTTGCCGGTGATGGAACGGTTTTAAAGGCAAAGGAATTAATGGGAATTGGCGACAAGGACCCGAAACGAATGGTTACTCTTATCAACGACATAATGGAACACGTCCAAAAAGACGATCTGATTGTCATTGAAGGTTTCCCGTTTGCAACACAGCGAGCCATGTTTGCTGGTGGGTTACATCATGGCATTAGAAACGAACTTTTTAAACGAGGTTTTAAATATTTTGAAGTTGCTCCAAATGCCGTTAAAAAGTTTGTCAACGTTACCGGATGGGTAGGCGAGAAAGGAAATAAAAAGCGATTGACTGGTACACAAAAAAAGAAAGCAGTAATGGCAGCAGTCATTGAACATTATAACTTTACTCATCCAAGTGATAATGTAGTGGACGCTTATATAATGGCACAAATCGCACGTGAAATATGGATGGAACAGAATGTCAAAAGATTTTTGCCGATATACCAGCAGGGAGTAATTAATTCGATTTTGTGCAGAAAGGAAAAAGACAAATGATTATGGTCTTTGATAAGCACTTGTTTAGAGAGCATGCACCTTTAGAAATTAAAAAATTATTATCATCACATATCGATAATCTGGATGGCAAAGAGGTAGTATTTAAAGGAAAATTCGGGCTTATACCTGAATACGAAGTGGATGGGCAACTATTCTATTTTTATCCAGTATCAAAAGATTGGTGCATTACGGGAGATGATAAGAGTGCGAAAAATTGAATTCACAATCTCATTGGGGTTAGTTGGATGCAAAAGAAATGAGGTAATCGAGTTTGATGATGACACAACAGATGAAGAAATTCAACAAGCATATACAGACTGGATGTACGACCAAATTGACGGCGGATGGGAAGATATAGAGTAGTTGAATAAGTCTACTAGGTAAGGAGGAAGATCATATGAAAAACACACTTGGAGACTTAAACAACCATTTATTTGCTCAATTAGAACGTTTGAGTGATGAGGATATTAAAGGTGAAGCATTGGTTGAAGAAATTGAACGGGCGAAAGCTGTTACGAGTATTGCTAGTCAAATTATTGCTAATGGCAATCTCGTATTAAAAGCACAACAATTTTATGACAACGAGCTACTAGATATTGATACAAAAAAGCCGAAGATGTTGGAGGGATAATTATTGTGTAGCAAACACACAAATAAAACAAGTTTTCCACCCGGCAAACGGCACCCAAAATATCGACCAATTGGTAGTGAGCGGATTGGTAAAGATGGCCATATTTTTGTAAAGGTTGATGATAGAAAATGGATGCCGAAGCACCGTCATTTATGGGAACAGGAACATGGTCCAGTACCAAAAAATCACGTTGTTATTTTTGCAAATGGAAACAAACGTGATTTTAGACTAGACAATCTAATACTTGTATCTCGAGCACAACTGGCAGTGATCAACAAAAATAAGCTAATTTTTGATAATCCGGAATTAACGAAAACAGGTGTAATTATTAGTGATCTCATTATGAAAACGAACGAACGTATGAAGGAGGACGAGAACCATTGGTGACTAAACAAGATAAAAGCAGTCCTCTATTCGCAGATTATTTTGATGACTGGATAGAAACATATAAGGCCGGAGCCATAAGAAAAGCAACTTTACTTAAGTATTATAACACAGCTAAGTGGGTACGGAAGTTAATTCCTGCGGTCCGGATGAATGAGTTAGATAGGCAAACATATCAAAAGTTTCTAAACGAATTTGCTAAAACACACGAAAAACAAACGACTAGAGACTTAAATACACAAATTAAAGCATGTATCCAAGACGCATTACACGAAGGTGACTTGGAAAAAGACCCGACGTACAAAGTGGTAATCAAAGGAAAAGAAGAATCAGAGAAGAAGATGAAGTTTTTGCATGGTGAGGAATTAAGAAAATTAATATGCGTTTTAGATTTAGGCACGCAAATTAATTACGATTGGCTAATTCTTCTGCTAGCAAAAACGGGATTGCGGTTTTCGGAAGCTCTAGGACTGACACCAAATGATTTTAACTTTGAGGAAAAAACACTGACTGTTAATAAAACTTGGAACTACAAATATCCTGAAGGAGGCTTTGCAAAAACGAAAAACAAAGCGTCTATACGTACAATCTCGATAGATTCTATTCTTAACAGTCAATTTAAGATGTTAACAAAAGATATGGCTCCAGATAAGCTTATCTTCGTTGACAGTAACAAACGAGTTTTTAATTCAACTGTCAACGAAGTACTAGAAAGAAAATGCAAAGAGGCAGGTGTGCCCGTAATATCTTTGCATAGTCTAAGACACACTCATGCCTCAATGCTATTGACGGCCGGTATATCCATCCACTCGATTGCCGCTAGACTAGGACATGCGAATGTTACGACTACGCAAAGGGTATACACACATATCCTAAAAGAGTTAGAAGCAAAAGATAATGATAAATTAATCAGCCAATTAGAAAAGTTAGGATAAGGAGGGGGTGACGACATGACTAAGAAAAATGAAGTTAAAAATGAGTTAAAGAGCTTGCTAATTATGGAGATTTTACGTAAACGAGTGGATCTAAAATCAGAAGATATTTTAAATCTACTAATCGATATATTAGTTGAAGTCAGATTAGAAAAACTCACTGCAAGAAACGGTTTTACCGGAAAGGAACAAATTCGTCGTGAAAAAATAGAAGATTTATTGTTGCGAGTTAACAAACAATTCAAGGAAATTGTCGAGGCACTCGAAAAGGAAAGATATGACTTTGCATTAGTTCTTGCAAAAGAAGGGGTCGGAGAATTTAGATAATACAAGGGGGTTGGAAAAATGTTATCGAACCAAATAAACGACTACAAAATAAACTTCATCATAGAACAACTCAAAAAGCACAATGTTAACATCTCAAAAACATATAACATGGATTATCAGGAATTAAAAAGGTTACTTGCGGTCGCTAAATCTATGAGCCAATAACACTTAGGAGGTGTACCATGATTGATAGATTAGAAGAAATCAAACGGATGTGAAAAACAAACTAATTGAGGCATTGGCAGGTGAAAGAGATGGCTGACCATCAAAAGAATATAGTCAAGCTGTTCGAGAAACTCCGGTACCGGCACAATATGTTTTCGGTGTTCAGCGATTTTCTCGAGATGTCGGCAATCGCAATATCTAACAGTGTTGACATGATAAACCGCCCAAGCAGGGAAAAACGGCACTTAGAAATCATCAAACGGTACGAGAAAGAAGAATTGGAAATTTTCCCGAAAATATTAGATGAATTAATAGATGAGTTGGAAGAAAATCCATCAGATGTTTTAGGGAGTATATACATGCAATTAGAGTTATCGAATAGTTGGCAGGGACAGTTTTTTACACCGATGTCTATTAGTCATCTGATGGCCGAACTGATGATACCGGGATTTGAAAAAAAGATTGAGGAAAAAGGGTATATTTCAATTAACGACCCGGCAGTCGGTGGAGGAGCGACGATAATCGGGCTGGCAAACGCATTAAAAAACAAAGGTTACAACTACCAAAAAGTAATGCGTGTTGTCGCCCAAGACATCGATATAAAGTCGGTCCATATGTGTTATGTGCAACTAAGTCTTTTAGGTATAAATGCGGTAGTAATACGAGGGAATACGCTAACTTTAAAATTTGATAAGGACACTTGGAAAACACCTAAACACATCCTTAAATGGTAAAACTGCCGTACAAGCAAATAAACGGCTCAAATTCACGTTTTAATTTTTGGGGTACTTATCACCCTAGGAAACTATTAAAACGTCAAATTTCTATACCCAACAAACGTATATATATACGTTAACGAAAAAGGAGATGTAAAATAATGATAGAACTAAATGTATTGTTTAAGAAGATTCAAAAGGATGATAAAAAAGAAGTTTTGGAGTTCCATGTGCAAGGTGACGAACTTCCATTCTCACAAGAACTTGTCCAAATGGCTGGCAACATTGTTTGTATTGAGGTTCTGGACAGCCAAGCCGGTAAATTCGGAGCAGAATTCAAATCTATCCAGAGGGATTCCAAAAAAACCGTTTTAAAATTCAATGTCAAGGGCGATAGCGACGAACAAATGATTAAACTTTATCCATTTGCCGGATTTAACGCAAAAATCACTCTGGAACCCTCACAAATGTCTATTGACGAGTTTTACGACGAAGAAAAACATGAAGGTATTGAATATAACGTAAATCAAGATGGGACAGTTGAAGTATCAGAAGGCCAAATCAGTTTTGATGAAGTTGAAGAAGATGACAAAGAAGATGAAGATACACTTTATTAAGAAGTTTGCCCCGGATTTTCCGGGGCTTACATAAGAGAGGTGAGGCACTGTATGAGTTTCGAACTTCCTGAACTTGACCGCAAAGCAACACAAAAGGCGGTTGAAGAGGCACTTTCAAAATATAGATTGTATAAATATCTTAGCTTTGAAGAAAGAGAGGCTTCCATAATCGCTAACTATGATGTTTCAGAAGGCGGCAAGGGGAATAAAATTAGTGACCAAACTTCTTCTGTCGCGATCTATAATGTGGATCAACAGAATTTCAGAAAGCAATTTTGCGAACGGATTGAGAAGGCTGTTAATCGACTTCCTAAGATGGAACGATTTTTAATTGAGGAACGATATTTAACAATCGAAAGTGATTATATCACTGACTACAACGTATATAGCTTTAAATTTCAACCGCCGATTACTGCTAAAACATACGCAAAAATAAGATGGAGAGCATTTTACCGCTTAGCGCTCAATCTAAATTTGGCTGTGATAAAGCAGTCAGATTCGGAATATAAATGTGACAATGGAGGGGAGGAAAGATGAATGATGACCACTACAATTATATTGACATACCGGGTAAGCACGGCTTAATAAAATTGGCCGTTCCAAAAAGAAAGGCAACAGAAGAAGAGGTTATTGAGCTTCATAGGGCAGTAGCGGAGGTAATCGTCAATTGCAGCAAACAACCCTCTAATAACAAAAAGACCACTATTTAGTGGTTTTTTTGCGTTTCAATTAATCACTTGATCTTTAAGTACTACAATTTGTTTTTTTACATACTTAGGTAGATCCTTGTACCGAATATCCTTTTGTTTACCATTTACTAGCTTCCAGTAATCAACTAAAATTTGATTATCACCTGTAAACCTTCTTACCAAAACTTTGTATTTCCCATTTGGTGAAACCCACAAAAACCTTATAACATCAGTCATTTTGAACACTCCTATCTTTTGGGTATATCAATATACTTCCTGTGAGTTAATCGTGGCTCATACAAATGAGACTGAGTACCGTGCCTTTATTTCCAACAAGAAAAATGAAGCACTCCACTCGCGGATTATTGTGATGCCGATTCCTTATAATTTAAAAGTGTCTGAGGAAGAAAAAATATATGAGAAAATGATTCGTGAAAGTGATGTGGCCGATGTCCATATTGCCCCGCACACATTAAAAATTGCCGCTATGTTCACCATTTTAACTCGCTTAAAAGAACCGAAACGAGGGGATATTGATTTAATTAAAAAGATGCGGCTTTATGACGGGCAAAATGTTGAAGGTTTCAGTGCGATTGATGTGGAAGAACTGAAAAAGGAATATTCAGATGAAGGTATGAGCGGAATTGACCCAAGATACGTAATCAACCGGATTTCCTCAACAATTATTCGTAAAGAAGTAAAATCGATTAATGCATTGGATGTGTTGCGTTCGTTGAAGGAAGGACTTGAACAGCACCCATCAATTACACCTGAATCAAAAGAAAAATATTTAAACTTTATCTCCCTTGCCCGTAAGGAATATGATGAATTGGCGAAAAAAGAAGTGCAAAAAGCGTTTGTTTATTCCTATGAAGAATCCGCGAAAACATTGATGGATAATTATCTTGATAATGTTGAAGCATATTGCAATAAAACAAAGCTGCGTGATCCGTTAACAGGTGAAGAAATTAATCCGGATGAAAAACTCATGCGGTCAATTGAGGAACAAATAGGCATATCAGAAAATGCGAAAAAAGCATTCCGGGAAGAAATTTTAATTCGAATTTCAGCTTATGCCCGAAAAGGAAAACGATTTGACTATAATTCTCACGGACGCCTTCGTGAAGCAATTCAGAAGAAGTTGTTCGCTGACCTGAAAGATGTCGTAAAAATTACCACATCAACAAAGACACCAGATGAACAACAATTGAAGAAAATTAATGAAGTAGTTGCTAGGCTAATTGATGAGCATGGTTATAACTCAACATCAGCAAATGAACTGCTTCGCTATGTAGGAAGTCTGTTAAATCGTTAATCAGGAGCAAAAATAATAAAATTTCCATTGCCGTACTGCAGAAAGTGCGGCTTTTTTTGCTAACAGGATTTCTACTTTCCTAATGCATAAGTGCACAAGAAAAGCTTCGCGGAGATACATCGCAGCCGAAAAAATTTTATATTTTTTTGGGGAACTAGAGAGGCTTCGGTAGCATTACTTCGCAAGCGAAAATGTATTTTCGCTGACTACGGCACTGCTCTCACCTAAAGGCTCGGACGCCCAAGTTTTCTTTAGCAGATAAAGTCAAAAAATACAGGTTATATTGTCTAGTTCTAAAAGGGAAGCTATGAAATATGTATTTTATGTTGGTGTTTTGTAAAATCATGGCTCTTACTTCCAAATACACCAAAAGTAGTTCATCCAAAAGCTGTTTTAGTAAGGAACCGAACTTTGCACGGCACTTAGGAAAATCCCATCAATACCCAGAAGAACACCAACTAAAAATGCGGGAGATACAACCGGGACGCTTGTATACTGCTTAGAAATAAAGTTTAACCGATATCAGCAAAATATAGAATAACAGTAAAAACAGCTTATGGAATATCCATTAGCTGTTTTATATGAAAAATATAAATTGGTAGTAAATTTTTTTGTCCACTATGCATAGTATAAAGTAATACAAAAAATATAGTTTAAATTTATGGACGCTTTGTAATTTTTGAAAATATACTATTTATTCCTTTTATTGAAACATCAACTTTTGTCTTCTTACCATATCACCATAAACGGATGAACGATTCCTTCAACTTCATTCAAACATACAGTACATTGTATGCGATAGAAGTTTTTTATGTGACAAAAAATTAAAGGAGGGAATGAATTAGGATGAATAATTATAATAAACACCATTTCACCATTTCTCAAGAGGATTGGTCCCTCCATCGAAAAGGCCACGAAGATCAACAAAGGCATAATGAAAAGGTTCAGGAAGCAATCAAAAAAAACTTGCCTGATTTAATATCCGAAGAAAGCATTATTTTATCAAATGGAAGAGATGTCATAAAAATACCAATACGTTCTCTTGATGAATATAAAATTCGATACAATTATGATAAGAATAAACACGTGGGCCAAGGCGATGGCGACAGCCAAGTTGGTGATGTCATTGCCCGTGACGGTTCAGCGGAAAAGGGACCCGGAAAAGGGCAAGGGGCAGGGGACCAACCTGGAGAAGACTATTACGAAGCAGAAGTATCACTTGCCGAATTGGAAGAGGCACTGTTTAGTGAGCTGGAATTACCGAATCTGCAAAGAAAAAATGATCATGAATTAATTGTGGAAGATATTGAATTTAATGATATCCGCAAGACCGGTTTGATGGGAAATATTGATAAGAAGAAAACCATGCTCTCCGCTTTTAAACGAAATGCATTAAGTGGGAAGCCTTCATTCCACCCGATTTACCCGGAAGATTTGAAATTTAAGACATGGAATGAAAAAATACGTTATGAGTCAAAAGCTGTTGTTTTAGCTATGATGGACACAAGTGGCAGTATGGGAATCTGGGAAAAATATATGGCACGCAGTTTCTTTTTCTGGATGACCCGATTTTTACGTACGAAATATGAAAAAGTGGAAATTGAATTTATCGCTCATCATACGGAGGCAAAGGTTGTAACAGAGGATGAATTTTTCTCCAAAGGGGAGAGTGGTGGGACGATTTGTTCTTCAGCTTACCGATTGGCGTTGGAATTGATTCATGGGAAGTATTCACCGAGCCAATACAATATTTATCCGTTCCATTTTTCAGATGGAGATAATTTAACTTCTGATAATATGCGTTGTGTAAAATTGGTTAATGAATTGATGGAAATTTCAAACATGTTTTATTACGGAGAGGTAAATCAATATAATCGCCACAGTACGCTAATGTCCGCCTATAAAAATATAAATGATGAGCGATTCCGTTATTTTATATTAAGACAAAAAGCAGATGTGTTTCATGCGATGAAGAGTTTCTTTAATAAAGAAGAAAATAAGATGTATGCGTAAATCCCTGTCATGTGCAGGGGTTTTTTAAATGACCGGAAGTGAAGGATGTCTTTCGAGTACAACTTAATTAAATAGTAATTGATTGATCTTATGGGAAAGTTTTGCTTCAAACTGTGCGGCTTTGTTCCATAAAACGGGATTTGGTTAAACGTATGGCACATTTCAGTTCAAATTTTTTAGGCCACATAAAAAGTGCTAAATAATTATAAGATTATTTGCTTAACACCATATTTAGATGTATTTTTGTGTCTATCCTCCTATATATTAAGTAAGTGGAATTATTCAAATTGTATTTCAATGGTAACCAAATTTTTTATGATTTTTGTCCGAACAAATCTGTAATCAGCTGCTAAAAATTTCCTATTACAATTTTAATAGTGTAACTATTTCTAAATACAAAAAATTTTGATATAATTGTATATAACAAACAAGAACATTTTGGATAAACAAAGGGATAGGGGATCATAATGACCAAATTAGTAATAGAAAAAGATACAGTTACCGGCACAAGTGTTGAAAAAATTTGGACAAAGGATTTTATTTTTATCTGTTTAGCCAATTTTTTTGTTTTTTTAGGATTTCAAATGACCATGCCAACTCTTCCGTTATTTGTTAAAGAGTTAGGTGGGCAGGATCAGATAATTGGATTGTCGGTCGGAATTTTTACTTTCTCGGCATTATTGATTCGTCCATTTGCCGGGCATGCTTTAGAAACAAAGGGAAGAGGTATTATTTATTTATCCGGATTAATAATTTTTGCCCTCTCAGTCGGATCTTTTAGTTTTACCGTAAGCATACTATTCCTTTTTGCCATGAGAATTGTTCAAGGTTTAGGTTGGGGATTATCAACGACAGCTTCAGGAACAATTGCGACAGATATCATTCCGGCGAAACGGAGAGGTGAAGGATTAGGTTATTACGCATTTTCGGGAAATTTAGCATTGGCATTCGGTCCGTCACTCGGATTAATTTTGGTAGAACATGTTTCCTTTCAATCGTTATTTATCATTTGTGCGTTCCTTTGTTTGATGGCATTGATTCTTTCATCATTTATTTCGTTTAAAAAAGTGGAACAAAAGGAAAAAGTGGCTCATGTTGAAAAATGGGATTTCTATGAAAAGTCAGCGTTAAAGCCTTCCATTCTTGCCTTTTTCATCACCATTATGTTTGGAGGAATTGCCTCCTTTTTACCTCTATATACCGTACAAAAAGGAGTAGAAGGCATTCAAATGTATTTTTTTATTTACGCAATGGCATTGATGGTAACAAGAATATTTGCCGGTCAATTATATGATCGCAAAGGGCACCGTGCTGTTTTTATTCCCGGAACGCTTCTTATTTTACTTGCCATGTTATTTTTGGCTTGGTTGCCAAATAGCTTTATATTATTTACTGCAGCATTTCTTTACGGCTTTGGTTTTGGTACCATTCAGCCGGCGCTTCAGGCATGGGCGGTGGAAAAATCACCGAAAAATCGTCGTGGCATGGCAAATGCAACCTTTT